AAGTTTATTTTAAAGTTCGATTGTTATATCACGAAACATCCTTGGTGTCAAGCCAATTCGGACCTATTTTAGCTTCAAGAAGTAATGGAACATTAAAGTCTACGCCCCACCTACCAGCAATCAGTCCTTTTAAATCTCTGTTTGCTGTTGCTATTACTTCAATAACTGCCATCTCTTCATCTGGATGAACATCAATTACAATGCTATCGTGTACTGTGTTTACCACACATGACTTCATGTTGTCAAGCAGTTTATCTATGTGAATTAAACATATAGGTACAATATCTGCTGTAGCAAAACTTTGCACAGGATAATTTTTTATCTGAGTAAAGCTTGTAACCGTACCATTTGTGCGCCTAACAACATCTGGAAAAGAAAATTCTCTACCAGAAGGTGTTTTTATCCTCTTTGTATTTAAAGCTTCTTTAGCCAATCGGGTATGCCAAAGCCCAATTCCTTCGTATTTTTTTGTGAAGTGTTCATAGTACTTTGCTTCGGCAGGTGTGCGTCCAAAACCCGTTGCCCCGTATAGTGGCGCAAAGGTGTGCGCTTTTGCAGTCTGCCTATCCGTATGCTGACCAGCTTTGGTAATAACTTCAGCGGTGTAACTGTGTACATCAAATCCAGTAGAAACTTCTTCAATTGCAACTCCATCTTGTGATAGGAAAGCAGCAGCACGAAACTCTAGCTGTGCAAAGTCAGCTTCAAGTATCTTACCACCGTTCCAACGTGAAACAAATACTTTCTTTACAGGAAACGTACCACCACGTGGCATGTTCTGCATGTTTGGGTCAGCCCCAGAAAAACGACCTGTTGCTGTCCTATGCTGTAGTAATCTAACATGTAGTTTACCATCAGACTTAGTGTGCGTTGCAATGCCATCAATAAATGATGACAGGTATGTTTCAACAGCAGAAAGTCTACGCACTTTAGATAGAAATTCTACAGCATCAGTCATTCCCTTTGCTCTCGCTACATTTTCTAGTGTCTCAAGATTTTGCTTGCTTGTTGTAAATCCATTTGCTGATGCCCACTTTGCAGACGGTGGTTTAAATCTCAAGCCAGCAAGTTCATTAGTTGGTATAAATTTATAACCAATAGCATTACAGTCCACGCATCTATTTGCTTTAGCATAAGGTGTGCCATCTTTTTTTGTCTTATGTATATGTCCTTTACCATGACATGTTTTACATTGAACTGCACGAGTTTTATATATCTTATCCGTATGTGTATTTATAAGTTCTCTAAATTCTGGGTCACGCATATATGGGTCTGTGCTATTTGCCCATAATGTTTTGTCTTTTACTTTACGTGAGTAGATTACCCAAGATAATTGCTCTGGTGAATTAAGATTAATAGGTGTATCACCCATAAGAGTAGCAATGTGATTCTGCAGTCCATTTATCAACTCCTTCTTTTCTTCTTCAAACTCCTTACGAACTTCTTCTAGTTTATCACTATCTACTGTAAATCCACGTTGGTACATTCTAGCTAATGTAACACAGACTTGATTAGTTAGGTCTACTGTTCCTAACAACCCGGCATCACTAGAATTGAGGCGATACATAATTTTATCAGCCAATTGCTGTGTTGCATGAAGGTCAGCAGATAAATATTCACATAGTTCATTATATGGTATGTCACGTGTACTTACTCCATTCTTAAAGTATTCTTTTAAGGTGTCTTGTTTCTTTGTATCTAAATCATATCTTTCTGCACAAGCTTCAAGAGACAAAGGTTCTTTGATGCCTCGTTGTAAAACATATTCTCCAAGCATGGTATCAAAAACAGGGCCATCATACTTAAAGCCTGACTCCCACAACCATAGTAAATCGTGTGCTGCATTGTGCATGATAAGTACCGTAGCCTCATCTAAAAACCATTGCACACGCTCATAATAATCCTTTTGATTAGGAACATCAGCATGGTCAAACGGAAAGTGTCTTTCCTGCCCTTGGTCAGTCAGTACACCCACCATGACCAAAGTATTCTGTGGCTCAAACGGGTCAAGGTGCATCTTACCATTTCGATGCGTTACTGTATTTTCTACGTCAAGTGTTACTTTCATTTATATTCTCCTTATGCTGCTTTATATAATCTATTGCTCTTTGCAGCACTTCCATATCATCATCAAATCCACCAAGAGAGCGATTACATTTATGACACAACCAACCTCTAAAAGTATCTGTGTCGTGGCAATGGTCAATAACCCATGCTCCATTTTTAGTATTACCCTTACCAGCTACTGCCTTTTCATCATGTAAACATATGGGGCAAATATATCCTTCTTTGGGCATACCATATTGCTTTCTCAGTGCATCTCTTACTTTACTTAATTCATTATTACACGATTTACATTCAGGACGCAAGTAATTTCCACCTGAATGCCAACTAAATTTTGTCAGAGGAAGATATTCATTACATTTACTACATGTTTTACCTTCCCCTGCACCTAAGTCATAGTCTTCTAACTCAAACAGGTCAGCTTGTATCATGCCGCATACCTGCCAGTTACATAGTCTAACTCACATGTTATCTGACAATGCCTACCACTTAATTTATTCTTAACAATGTTAAGGTGACGGCTCATGTCCTCTGGTGCATTTGGGTCTGTATCAGCAGTTACAGGATTTTTAGCAATCAGTATCATTAAGTCTGCTTCGGCAGCTTTTCCTGTACGTGAGCCTTCCATCATGGATTGGTTCAATACAATCTTGCCTTCTGCTTCTGCAGATAACTGTGACATATAAAACACAGCGCACTCATATTGCTTGGCAATCATACGTGCATGAATGGCATTAGCCTTGAGTGCTTCATCTGGTCTAGCAAATCCACCTGAACGAGCAAACTTATCTCCCATGTCCAAAAGAATTACATCAGGCTTGTATGACTTACAAACGGACTCTACCCATGCCATGTCACGACCTGTAGCATCTTTTATCTTTATCTTTTCTTTGATAGGTGCGTACAGGTCACGTGCCTTACTAGGATTATTCTTAATTTGTTTCATGGACATTCCTGTTGCAGCAGTAAGATATCTAGCACCCACACGGTGGCTACCTTCTTCGTTACACAACACAATGCAGTTAGCACCCTGAGATGCAAACCCACCCGGACTTGCAATCAATGAAGCATGAAAAGATGTTTTACCTGTATTAGGTCTAGCACCTATCTCAATCAAATGCCCAGCGTTTATGCCCTCAATAACACCTGTTAATGTAGGAATGTTAAATGTCCAACGTGCTTCAAGGTCATTCTTTTCAAGAAGTGTTTCAATGTCGATGTCATCCCACTCTACATTTAAGTCAGGTGTAAAGTCATCATTATACTGCTCTAGTATCATTCTAAGAGGCTCTAAAGAGGTTTGTGAGCCATTCACGTAGTCAAACCCCAGATTAGCAATATCCTCGCCTATGACCTGTTGAAACAGCTTTGACAGAACTTCCTGTGCAATGTCATTGCCCATAGGGGCTTCTTTATGAACCAGCTTAAACAGATGATTAAAAGACTGCTTTTGTGCTGTAGTCATAGATGGATTGTTTGACATAAACAAAGCCTCTACTTCAGACGGTGTAATACTACGATTATACATAGTCATTGCACTATCTATTGTCTGTTTTATCTTACGAGCATCTTTGCTAAACAGACGGTCAGGACATCTAGCCCCACGATTATTGTCGTAGAACTCTTTATCCATCAAAGTACGTATTAGTGATAATTCCATTACATTTCTCCTATGTTAGAAAGACCATCAAGGTCTTCGGGGTTTCGGTATTTAATATCGTCCTGCAAGCGCAAGACTTTTACAGTGTCTACATGCCCACGTAACTCTTTTGCAATCTGCAGTGTATTGGGTGACGCATCAGGGTCTAGGGCTATTATTGCTGTTGAGAACCGTGAGAGATAAGTTTTATGTGACTCTGACAAAGATGTGCCTAACACTGCAACCCCGACAAAACCCATGTCTCCGACCACTGCCGCACTCACACAGTCCTCAACAACTACTGCGACATTACCACATCCAGTTACATAAGGCAAGTCACTTTTTCCATATCTTTTCCATTTAGGTAAAATATATCTAATTCCACGACCAATCGCATCTACTATCACGCCATTGTGTACAATCGGAAATACAACACGATGGTCTTTTACGTCATACAACAAGTTTAGTTGTTTTTCATCTATGCCCCATTTAGCACACCAAACAATAAACTCACGACCATCACGTTGAGGTACAATATAGTTGGGCATTTCAAATTTGTCCAAACTTTGGACAGCAGTTTTACGCAACTTCATTATATCATCTACAGATAAATGAGTTTTCTTTGTACCAGATACATTGCAGGAAGCTTTATAACAATTCCACAGAATAGACCCCATGTTGTTGGTTACGGTAAATGTTTTGTAACCACCACAATTAGGACAATTCATTCTCTTTGTTTGTCCATTATCTATATCTATATCATTTATAATGTTATATATATTCATTATATATACTCTTCCTTTGCGGCATCTACAGTGCTTTTATCACGATTTTGACGCTGTGTCAATGCTAAATTTGCACTTGCCAATGTATTTTTCATGTATGGTTTAACTGACTGTGGATTAGCATGTCCTGTAACCGACATAATATTGCCCATAGACACCCCTGCTTCAACCATTTCAGTTGTACCAGTTCTTCGTAGGTCAGATAACCGTAGATCATCAGGCAAACCAGCCTTGCTGCGTATCATCTTAGCCATGCGTGGTAGATGCGTCAGTGTATAAGGCTTGTACACGCCCTTCTGAGGCCGCACAGAGGGTGCTACATACTCTTGGAAGCCAAAGTCCTCTCTCTGGGCTACCAGCATCGAATAAAGGGCATCTGAGATGGGTAGAAACACCTCTGCTCTACGCTTTGACTGCTCAATGTACACTGTCTGCTGTTCAAAGTCTATGTTTGACCATTTAAGAGTACGCATATCACCTAAACGCTGACACCATTCATATGCCATTTGTGCAATCAGCCCCACATTACGTGTATCAAAGTCGCTGTAGGCAGTATCAAGAAACTTCTTTACCTGTTCCTTTGTCCACACTGTCTTACGTCTCACTGGTGTACGTTTTTTGACAGCCACAAATGGATTGGATATACACAATTCCATATGCACTGCATAGTTGAATATTATTCTTATGGTAGACAGCAAATGGTTAGCCATGTGTATACCTTTAGTACACCACTGATTGTATGCTTGCTTTGCCATACGTGTAGAAATTTTATCACACCTACGCTCCGCAAGGGACTTGCCCTCGACTTTAGTGCCGAGAGCAATGCCCATGAGGTATGCATAATGTGCTTTAGTTTCATCACGTAAGTAGCTGTAATCATGAGATATAAAGTACTCATCTGTTGCTTCACGTAGTTTCATTGTACAACCTTTCTTGTTTCTTTTTTAGGTACTCTTCTTTCCGAAGTCTTTTTTCTTCATCCCAAATTTCCTGCTGTTTCTTCTGTTCTTCTGCGTACCTGTTAAGAAACCTGTCCACAAAATCTACTATACCCTTACTAGAAAAATGTTTTTTTATTGTTCTTGTTTTTATAGCCCATCTTCCTGTAGTCCAGTAGTAAACGTAACGAACATTTGCATCGTTCCACAAAATAAACATGGTAGCACCAGCCCGGTATTCATGAGGGATGTCCTTTTCTTTTAGGTACTCAAAAACAAATTCAAGACTGTCCTCAGTGTCTCGTCTAAAGACAGCCTCTCCTTTGCTATTGGTACGTACATACCGATAATCTGACATTATGCAGCCACCAATTGACGGAACTGAGGTGTTTCAATCCAACGTGACACATCATGCTCTCTGCTGAACATTGACACAGCATTGGTATCATTACCTGTGTTACGCAGGTTGAAACCGTTGCGGTCATCAGCATATGTAGCATAGTTAGTAAACGCACTGTATAATGCAAACACGTTGTAGCCACGCACAGATGCTTCTTGCTGGAACAGTGAGTACATTTTCTCAGACTTACGGTCAGACTTCATGATACCGTCCAGTGCAAGCTTTACAGTGTTAGATGAAACACTCTTAGATGCCCAACGCTGGTACTCCTCTGACTGTGCATAGAAGTCGGTTACAGACCGCTTGAGTTCACGTATAAAGGTATCCATGTTAAAGTTAGCAGTGTTCTTCCTGCGTACCTTGTCATGCTCACCTGTAATCATACCGTTTGTACAAAAGAAATCGATAGACCCAAAGAACACCTGATTAGAACATGAACCATCAATACCATGTAACGCAATGATACGCTGTCCAATAGTTGTCTCATGCTTGTCAGTGACAATCTTAGCTGTCACCTCTGGCAGTCTCATATCAAGCATAGCCCAAGCATTTTTACGTGCAGTACGCCAATGCATATTCATATTGTCGCACTCAGCCTCACCAAGATGCTCTGTAACGGTATTGTGGATACCCTCAAAGAAGTCACCATGACTAGCACAGTTAAAGCTGTTTCCAACGACACCGATGTATTCACCTGTGTCACCGTTGATGACATACTTCTTGTCCTCTACCTTTGTAGGTTCAAACTTTACCTTGAAGTTTAACTTCTCTGGTACGAACTCGTCAGCAGTCATTGTAAATGGGGTAATATCTAATGGCATATCTAGTCTCCTTTCTGTCCAAAGTTTGGACAATTTGCCTATGGTTAATTGATATTTGAGTTGTACTATTTTTTAGATTTTTTGTCAACTCTTTTTTGTACAACTTGATAGTCAGACCAAATTTGTGGACGACCATGCTCACATTTAGGTTGCTCAAAACCAAAAGTGTCAGCAAGTATTCTATCAGCATAATCCAAATCCTGTATATGTCTATAACTGATGTCACATTTTTCGTCTGTAGTTCTGTTGATGTCTTTAATTGTATTAACAATCTCCAACAATCTTTTCTGGTCAATATTATTAGTCATGCTACTTCTCCTTTCATCCATTGTGGCATACTACGTCCTTTGTTATAACGTGCAAACTTGGTTTTGTCAACCCGATAGAAAGCACGATATGCTTGTACAGGCCAGTTCTCGTCTGTTTTTAGCTGGTCATGCCCACTGAAGCATTGTGGGTGTGGGGTCACAAAGTTTGTCCAATCAGGCAAGAAACAACTACCTGCTTTTAATGCTCTATAATGTTTACCTGCCCCATGATGTTTGCCATATCTGTGCGTGTACTCTCTCAGCATTGCGTCATACAAACTAAAAGCATACTCATAGTTCTTGCGGCACTCCATTGCCCACAGTGTACATGGGTGTTTCTGATGTACTGGTTTGTACAAGTTGTATTGTTCAGCGTAGTCAGGTGCGTGTGTCCATAGCGTTGTGCATAGCATCTGCGCTTCTTCCAATGGCATCTTCACAATGTGTTGGTCACATAGTGACTTGGCTATTGCGTCTACGCTGTCCTCAATCAAAAATCTATTCATTCTACTGTCTCCTTTGTGAATATGCCAACGGTATTTTCGGCTAAGTCTCTGTCACCTCGCCTGTAGTATATATCTATAACAAATCCTTCAGCAAAATGCAAGCGTGTGCAATCTCCATAGTCTTCGTCATATAATTCTTCTCTTTTTTCTATGCTATACATACTTTCTTCAAGATACATCTTCATTCTCCTTTATTCTAGGTATAGTACCCTCATCAACAGCCATACCTATATTTTCTTCTGGGTAGTATACATACACTACACTGCTACAATTTGGACATGACAAATTCGTAACCATACAGTAATCTTCTTCTTCCTCTGATATGTCATGGTCTCCACCCCATATCAGTTCAGTTTTACAGTGCCAGCAATTCATTTGTCTCTCCATCCTATATATAGCATTATAAATATACCTGTTAGGTATGTCAATAATAGTCCTATGTTAAACATTTCTTCACCTGTCATGCTGCATCATCCTTTCTATTCTGATTGCCTGTGTGTTTACCATGACAAGGTTTGCAAACCACACGACACTTATTAATCTCTGTTTGTATAACGTGCCATGAATACTGTGCTATCTCGCCTATGTTGTGCAACTTAGTTGTAGGGTCAATGTGGTCAAACTCTAACAGCATGGCAACGTGCTTGCGCCACTTCTTTGCAAACTTGTGTTTGCCAAATCCGCACACCTCACAACCTTGCTCTAGTTTAATTGATTCAATTCGTGTTTTTTGTAGTTGATATCGCTTCTGGTCTCTTTTCTTTTTGTCCTTTAAAGACTTTTTCCAAGCTTTTGGCTTGCGCCATTCAAGTCCACCGATTAGCTTATCATTCAAACCCCAGAGTATCCTGCCATCTGAACGAACATCTCCACGAAAAACAGTTATGTTGTAATCTTCTGCTGTGTATTCCACATTGACCCCCTACATTTGTCCTAAGTTTGGACAGATTAACCTGCCTCTAAGTATCTCCAATCGTCACGCCTTTGCGCTTGGTACTTAGCCTTACGCTCTTGCTGACGCAACCTACGGACACACTTACTCTTCACCCTTGGTTGCTTCTTTGCTGAGATTTTCTCGAAATTCCTGCTCGAATGCATTGCTCTTCTCCTTCTTCCTGTTATACTTTTTCCTGTCAGGCACAACCTGTGTGCGCTTACGGTTCTGCATCATAGCCTTTGCTATGGGATTTACTTTTCTAATCATGCGTACACCTTTGGTCTGCCCTCATCATTAGTAGTACATAGCACAACTGAATAGAGTTGTCTAGCCTCTTCACCTGTATCTCTATCCTCAAAGTAATCCATCTCATATGGGTTGTACCATATCTCACTACCAAAGTCCTGCATATATCTTAGGTCAGGCTGATGCTCAGAGATATTGCCCACTACAAAAGCATGAACATTTTTCTTGCCCTCTTTGCGTACACGTTCCTGACCTGCCTTGCGTACCACAAACTTAGCTTGTCGGATAGCCAACTTGTCCTTGTGTAGTATGACCAGCCCGGTCTTAGTGTCCTGTACAGACCAGCACTTCTTGTGTAAGTTCCAGTACACACGCACTCGCCTTGCAGACAAAGCTTTGTTTAGTTCTAATAATAATTCGTTGCTGTTCATAACACATGCTCCACTAAATATTTAGCCAATTCTCTTGCAGTCAGGTAGCCTACAGGCTCTTCCTGTCCAGTTATCCACACCTCACAGGTCTTACCTTTCTTGCCCATGATACCGTCACCTTGTGAGATAGACACTTGCCTACCATCCTTGATGGTCAGTAGTATGTTATTGTATTCTATATCCATATCAATCTCCCACAAACAAAGGCATCATGTGTTGTTTAATTACATTGTATGCGTTCACTTCATGCTCCCAACACTCAAAGAACTCATCGTCATCAGCAAAGAAGGGATGCCCAGAGCAGTGTAACTCCCACTTCTCATCCAAGTTCTCCATCATGTCTATTATAACACCGTTGTTGCCACGCATTATGAGAACAGCCTCGTCAAGGCTCATGTTTCTCTTGTAAAAGTCTGGTATGTTGAACATATCTCTCTCCTCATTTTGTCCAAAGTTTGTACAGATTAGTGCTGGTGCAACAAGATAGTCTTGCGCTTGCCAATGGTAGTCTGTGAGAAACAACCGCCCTTGCAGATACCACAATGACCCTTGAGACCCTTGCCCGTCTTGGGGCAATCAAATAGACGCTCACCGTCAGGGTCATGCGTCACGCTGTCATCACCATAGAACATGATATTCCAGCCATCACGCTTGAGCATATTCCACTCGTCATCTGTATTGGACGGGTCAAGTGATGCATTGACTGCCATGTTAGGTAGCGTCATCAAGTCCTGCTCAATCATAAGCTTGAGTATGGGATTGCGCCATGCACGTGTAGGCATCCACCAGATTGTATCTGGATTGGCTAGTGCTATGTCACGCACACGATACACGTCTGCCGCATCTTTGATGGCCTCACCTCTAGTCATATGACGCATACGCTTGGTCTGCTTGCGTTTACGCTCCAGATGTTTCTTAATACTGACAGCACTGACACGATTGATAGTCTGCCATATGGCCTCGCACCTATCGTCACGTTTAGCCATGTCAGGATACATCTTGTACAGCTTGACGTTGTAGCACGTATCGTCACAGTAATCTGTACGATGAACACAAGAACCCTCATGGTTCTCAGTGTCATTGATTGGTCTGTCATCAGCAAACATACCGATGTCATCACACCATCTGAACAAGTCATTGAATTGTGTATTTGTAAGAGCAGTCATAGCAACCTCGCTAGTTAGAGTTAAGGATGAGCAGTTTGGTATCATGCTCAGGATATTGTCCAAACTTTGGACAGATTACGCTTCGTGTATTACGTAATCGTTACCGTTCTTAGACACTACACGATGCAGATTATGGAAGATACCACCCTTCTGCATATTGTATGGGAAGTAATACTTCCAATTCCCAAGCTGCACCAATTCGTGATGAGCCAGAGACATTGTAGTATTCTTGGCAAGCTTTGCCTCACGTACAATGGTTGGTTTTACACCACGCTTAGTCCACCACTTGTAGGCCGAACGTGCATTACGATAGTCTTTGTTTAAAATTTTCAGCATGATTTTCTCTCCTTTACATTACTGATTATGCTTTATTTATACAACAGAAAAAGTCTGTTGTCAACCGGGGCATCCAAATTATTTTGTCCTAAGTTTGGACAAAACATAGGCTCTATACGATTCATTGTAAAACGCTAGTGACCCAATACAGCAAGCGATTGCCGCAAGATAAATTATAGCCCCATCAATTCCCTTCACAGGGAATACAAACTGCATAAACAGAACGAATCCACTTATACAAAACATTGATAATGATATGATTATATTAAACATCTAGTCTCTCCCAAGTGTAGACAACACCCAATCAGTGTATGCCAGTTGTTGCTGTATGTGAAACTGCCTCTGCCGCTCCGCATACTCTCTCAGATTCGTCACCGTATGAATAGCCCCATCACGTGTTGCATAAGCTTTGCTTACAGCTTGCCTACGCTCCTCATTAGGTGCGGCAGGAAACGATGAACGACACTGCCTCTTTGCCGACCACTGTTGGTAGTCAGCCATGTTTCGTATTGGTTTTTTGCTCATATTGATACCTTCCCATTTTCATCAATCAAAACGGATTGCACGTTTACTGTATAGCCAAATTTACGTAAATTGTTGGCTGCATCTGTGGCATCTGCAAGTGATGGTGTAGCTAAGTCACACAGCCACGCATACTCATCATTCTCACCTGCAATAACCTCTGCGTTGTAATTTACCAAAAATAATTCTACCATATCCATCTCCTAAATCTGTCCAAAGTTTGTACAAACTAAACCCATTTACCTGTAGCAGTAGGCTGTGGCCTGTTATCCCAAGCTTGCTTAGAACGTGCGGCAACATCACGATGCACAAGATAACCCATAGCAACGCAATAATCATCAATAGCTTCATCACTATCAAATGGCGCATTGTCGATAACACGACTGCCATTGAAGTGAACAGTGAGATAATGGGTATCCTCACCCACCATTTTACTTCTCGATACGTTGAAACCATAATCACAAACAAAACCGTCATACTTCATGATAAATCCTCATTTGTCCAAAGTTTGTACAAAACCCCATGTGGGTCATTTATGGAAAATTCCATGATATCATAATACCATAAAAATCTTATATGTCAACAGGGTCAGCCAAATTAATTTGTCCAAAGTTTGTACAGAATTATAGGGATACCCTACTGTTGCAAAAATGTCACACCCCATGTTTCTATACCCCAAGACCCCATGAGGTCAACTACTATCTTATATGGTACTATCGTAGTTTACTATCACGTACTACTATCGTAGTACTATCGGATTTTCAAAATTTTTTTAGGCGCAAAAAGGCAAGGCTGTGAAGCCCTGCCCATTTTGAATTGTGTTAGATGTTAGCTTGCAATTTTGATATTGGCATCAACAAAGCCAGTGTTTTGATTGGCTTTCACAAGCTTTGCAAACTCGGTCAAAATGTCTGCAGTCTCATGCTTTGAAGCTTGGGCAATATCAAAAAAGTTTTGGGCAATTTCTGCTGGTGAGCGGTCATCTGATTTGTCCGAAGTTTGGACAGATTCGTCATCACCTTCTGCATCATCTGCCTCTGCATCATCTGCCTCTGCTGATTTATCTGCAAACTTGCCAGTGCCATTTACATATGAATTGACCAGAGTTTTTGCACCTTCATAAGAGAACACTCTGCAAGGCTTACCCATTTCAGCAAGCTTGTCTGAAGCTTCGATAAATAGTGTAGCGAAATCACCTTCAAACTTGCCAATAAATAAAACTGCTGAAAAAGCATTTTTCCAAGGTCTGTCACCTTCATAAACATTAGAAAACATTTTAGGCTGAGACTTTTTCAAATGAGGCTTGAACTGTTTTAGCCCTAAATTGTGAGCCTCACCTAATGTCTGGCAAGCTTCAACGTGCTTTGCAATATTGGCACGAAATGAAACACAGTTTTTGTCTTGTGCTGAGAGTGTGGTGGTAATAATGTTTGCCATGAAAAAATCTCCTGTTGGCTAGTTGTGGCGTGATTGCCTTACACTTATTTTATACCACACTTTTTATATAAGATAAAGAAAAAAATGTAGTATTCTTGTGATGGATATTTGACACTATTTGTCCAAAGTTTGGACAGTCTGTCAAAAGATTGACACTACTGTCATAAGGTGTACTATCGTACTACTATCTTATGTACTGTCATAGTGGGGATATGCACCGCCATAACATATACGTACCAGTTTAGAAAGTTAGCACCGACTAACATTTACATATCTGGGCAAGTGATATTCTATCAATTAGCATAAAAACAAATTATTGATTAATATCAAAGCTTTATCATCAAAACTTGTCCAAACTTTGGACAGATTAAATAATTTTTTCTGCGCTGGCAGGTCATTGAGGCACTATACCATCATATCAGCAGGTTACGGGCAGGGGTCAGACGGGGGGTCTACGTATATATATACACAGAAATACACAGATTAGGAAAATTAAGTGTTAACCACAAGGGTAATTGATACTTGAGGATGTACAAGTATACCTAATGTGTTGCATAAATGTCACACTAATCTACCTAAATCGGCTATACATCAAAAATATGGGCTTGACAAGTACACATAAAATATGTATAATTATATATAATAAACATTATAACTGTTACATTAAAAATGTTTTACAATTATCTTGCTAAAGACATTATAAATGCCACATTATAAATGTACTTTCCTAAGTAATCTCTACGTACTCATAAAAAAAGGCTTGACAATGCCTAAAAAATCAGTAAAACTATACACAGACAATGTACTTGAAGCATTTTACGATGCTATTCACAATAATAGCCTAGACCGTTTACATATTCCCCACAGTGATGTCTTCTACGTGCGTCAGGCAGTTGAGGCGCACTATGGGCGGTCATTTTCATTAAAGCATGTAGAAAACGCTATGAGAGCAGAGGGCTGGAAAGAACCAAACGAGACTTAAATGTTTACAGCAGTGATAATCGCATGTCATGTAGCTAGTGCTGACATGTGTATGCAAATTACCGATAGTCGTGGACCTTATGAAACAGCAGAACGCTGTGAAATACGCATAGAAGAAATGATAAAAGATTTAATCAATGTGTGGACAGTGTATGAAACTCCTATGCTATTTAAGTGGACAGGATGTTTTGACCCAACGGAACAGTACAAAAAAGGCACATCTACATAATGACTCGTAGACCCAGCAAAATGCCTCCTCGTAATAAAAGGAATTTTCGCCCTACAGATAAGGGTGCAGGTATGACTGCTGCAGGTGTAAGAGCATATAGAGCAGCAAACCCCGGTAGTAAACTAAAGACTGCTGTTACTGGTAAAGTAAAACCCGGTAGTAAAGCAGCTAAAAGACGTAAATCATTTTGTGCTAGGTCTGCTGGTCAAATGAAAAAGTTTCCTAAGGCTGCAAAAAATCCAAACAGCCGTTTAAGACAAGCACGTAAGCGTTGGAAATGTTAAGAGGAAAATACTAATGGCTACACTAGAAGAAATTAAAAAACGACAGATGAGCAAAAAAGATATGTTGACACGTATCAAAAGCCGTTTTAATTTAAATGCAGCAACTATGGATTATTTAAATAAAAACTATTCTCCTGATGCTGTGTTTAGAAATATATTTAGCTATAAAGGACCAAAAGCAGGTAGTGGAATACCACCAGCAGTTAAAAAAGCAAAAGCATTTGTTGCTAAAAAATACGGAGAGGCTACTCAAGGCAGACCTTTCACAAAAACTGCAACTAAAAAAACAGCACCTTCTGCTCCACCTTCACGTCCGAAAGCACCTACAAAAAAATCACATAACATTGTAAGAGGTGATACTCTTTCTCAGATTGCAGAGAAGTATGGTACTACTGTAGCCACACTAAAAAAACTAAACAACATTAAAGATGTTAACAAAATTCGTGCTGGCAGCACTTTGAAACTTCCTGATAGCGCAAAGAAACGTACAACTAAACCTGTACCAACACCAAAGTCACGTCCTCAGATGTACACTCTAAAGTCAGGCAAAAAAGGTACATATGAACAGCGTATGCAAGAAATTAAAAACGAAAAGCTTCAAAAACAAATAAAAAAAGCAATTCAAACTAAAAAAAGAGCAGGTAAAAATGGCAGATAAAACTTTCAATCAAGTGCGAAAAGAAGTAATGGACATGGCTCGTAAAACAGGCATGGATGAAATGGACGCTATTATTATTCTTCGCAAGCGTTTAAAACAAGAAGGTATACCTATGCCAGAAAGCATGGCTACAGATAAACAGTTTAAAAAACAAATTATGAGTAAAAGTAAAATGAAAGACGGTGGCATGGCTAATGGTAAAAGGCACATGTATGTCGGTGGTGGTGATGTTTTAGATAAGTTACCAAACAAAGGTTTAAAGGTTTTAGCAAAAACACCTAAAGGTCGTACTGCTGTACGCAACATGGGTTTTAATGTTTAATGGTTGCTGTACCAAAAAAACCGCCACGTGCAAACCGTAATTATCGTCAAGAGTATGACAGGTATCAGGGTAAACCTGCACAAATTAAAAGACGAACAGCTAGAAATGCAGCACGTAATGCTCTCAAAAAAGCTGGCGTAAACGTAAAAGGTAAAGATGTATCACACCGTAATGGTAATCCTCGTGACAATAGACGTAGTAATTTAGCTGTTCAATCTCCTAGTAAAAATCGTTCATACGCACGGACACGTACAGCAGGTAAAAGAAACCCACGATCATAATGGCAGCTAGAATACCTAGAAAAAAAGGTCAGCCAGCTAAAAGTAAAAAACATAGTGACCTGTACACAGATGAAGACCCGAAGGGTACAATCAAGGGTCTAAAGTTCGCTACCGTAAAAGATGCACAAGCATCTGTGCGTAAGATAAAAGCATCTAGCAGAGGCCATAATCATAAAACACAGGCTGCAATAGCTATGGAACAACGTGCTAGAGTTGCAGGTAAAGTAGCAGCAGCAAATGTATATAGACGTTTTATAGAATCGCAGAAGAAGAAAACACGTGCATCCCGTAGAAGCTGACATTCGTAAGTGGTCGCACGACTTTCTTGAAGTTCCAAACAAAATGCTAAACGGACTGCCACCATGTCCGTATGCTAAACAAGCATGGTTGGAAAATAAAGTTGTATTTAGTATCAATACAGGTTTAGATGGTTTAACAAAAGAAGTAGCTGATTTTGACCAACACGAATATGATATAGTTATTTGGGCATCACAATATTTGCTCGATATGGAATATCTTGATGGGTGGTGTGATGGCGTAAATGAAGCCATGTCTATCGCTGGTCATGATATGCACCTGATGGTGTTTCATCCAGACTATGATGCAGTGGAAGCAGGTCTGGAGTTTTTAGTTGAAGATGATGTAACAGACAATGAGTTAGTCTATTGCATGGTCTTTGTTCAGAAGTTATCATTACTTGATGATGCTTCACTTAGCTTGGAAAAGTCTGGATACTACCAGCACTTTCCTAAAGATACATATGAGTCACTGGTAGTTGACAGAAGGAGACTAAGAAATGCCCGGACATAAAATGAAAGCAGCTAAAAAGAAGATGCGTGGCGGTGGTATGATGAAAAAGCGTATGCGTGGTGGTGGCATGGCTAAGATGGCGCAGAAAAAAATGATGCGTGGTGGAATGGCTAAAAAGAAAATGATGCGTGGTGGCGCAGCTAAGAAGAAGTAATGGCTAGATTTTACAGCACAGAAAAACTAGAAAAGAAAAAACCTAAACGCAGACCGGGTGTGCATAAAAAGAATGTTAATAAACGTAACAAACCTAAAACGTACTTTGGTTAGATACCTTGGATTGGCTTTGCTCAATATGGGCAAGCCTTTCACTTCTGTGGGCAACTGGTTTTGGCGTAAGCATAGAACTGTGCTAGATTGGAATGACTGATGCCTATAGCTAGTAATGGCTCAAAGTTTACAACTGATATAACTGCTGTGGGTACAGGAGATACTGATTGTTATCTTGTGCCTAAGAATCATGTGTCTGTAGTAAAGCATTTGCTATTAACTAATGCTAATGCAAGTGCAAGAACATTTACAATAAAGATATATGAAAAAGTTCCTAATAGTACAACTACTATAATTACTGCACACTCACTAGCTACTATAACATCAGAGTCAGTCTTTACTTTAGACAAACCTTTATTTTTAAAATCAGAGGATAAGATAATTATTTCTGCTAGTCATGCAAGTAGTATTGTTGCTACAATTTCAGCAGAAGAATTTTTTGACCCTAACGCATAGGTAATAACATGGCTCCAAAGAAAAAAGCTAAAAGCAGGGTTAATGAAGCTGGCAATTATACCAAACCTGCTTTGAGAAAACGTATATTTAATAGAATTAAGGCTGGCTCAAAAGGCGGTAGGCCCGGTCAGTGGAGTGCAAGAAAAGCGCAAATGATGGCGAAGGCTTATAAAGCTGCAGGTGGTGGCTATAGAAACTAATGGCTGCAAAATTAAACGAGAACACAGAAGTTGCATTACCTCTTCGTAATATTATCAGCATGGTTGCCGCAGCGTCACTCGCAACGTGGGCATACTTTGGTATCATAGAACGTCTTAATACCATAGAGACTAACATCACCATGATGAAGTCTAATGTAGACCATAATACAGAATTTCGCATTAAGTGGCCTCGTGGTGAAATGGGAAGTCTACCTGCTGACTCTGAGCAGTTTATGTTAATAGAACACCTAGCTGACCAGTTAGACGAACTAGCATCACAAATAGATGAAGGTCGTGCGCCACATGACCAACAGCAAAAATTAACATTAGAGTTCTATGAAAAGCGTATTGCTGCTATAGAAACACGTATTGAGAAAATGACAAATGGTCACTGAAACAATAACATTAATATTATATCTTTCAGGACATGTCGCAGAGCATACACCATTTGAGCAAATATCTAAATGTTTAAAAGCAAAACGCACAATAGAAAGAAACTTATATAAAGATACAGGAACTGTGCGATATTCTTGCGAAAACAAAACAGTTGAAATAGACAAAGGACCAGACGGTAAAACTTATATCGTAAAAATTGTGGAGTAGCAAATGTTAGCAGAGATAGCCGCAGCCAACGCAGCATTTGCAGCAATTAAGATGGCTATCCAAAATGGACGTGAGATTGCTGACGTTGCTTCACAAGTAGGTAAGTATGTTAATGCTACAGAAGACTTACGTAAAAAAGGTGAAAAGAAAAGACGTGGTGTAGGCGGTGCAGACTTAGAAGAGTTTATGCATCTTGAAAAGCTAAAGCAGCAGGAAGAACAACTAAAGCAGCTTATGATATATACTGGTAGACCCGGCCTGTGGCATGATTGGATAAAGTTTCAGGCACAGGCACGTAAAGATAGATTAGCTGCAGCAGAAGCACGTAAACGTAAAATAGAACAGTGGATTGAAATAGCTATTATAGTTCTTGTTTGTGTGGTGGGAACGGTTGGGTTAGCTGCGTTAGTTGCTTGGGCGTTTTATTTGAAAGGTGTATAATGGCACTTAAAAAATCTCAAAAGAGTTTGAAAGATTGGGGTAAGCAGAAGTGGAGAACCAAAAGTGGCAAACCGTCCAGTGAAACTGGTGAACGGTATTTACCGACAGCAGCTATCAAAGCGTTATCCCCGCAAGAGTATGCAGCAACAACACGTGCTAAAAGAAAAGGAACTCGTGCTGGTAAGCAGTTCGTCAGACAGCCTAAAGCGATATCAAAGAAAACCGCTAAATTCAGAAGGGGGTCATAATGCTAGCCGCATTGATAGGACCGATAAGTAATATTGCTTCTACGTGGCTTGAGGGTAAGGTAGAAGAGAAGAAAGCACAGTCAGCTACAAAAGTAGCAAAGGCTCAAGCAGAAGCTGTAGTAATGCAGAAAAAAGCTTCT